TGAAGAAATCACATTAAACAACAATAGTTATAATAGCGAAAGATCGTTAGATATTTCTAGTGTTAATGAAATTGTTAAAAGAATAGTAACCATTTCAACAACAGAAACAGGACTACTTGGTTTTGCTACAGCCTCTTCAACAGATTTATCAAAAAGTTATTTAGCAGGTCAATTTGATGAAGACGATGTTAGATATATTAGAATTACAAATTTAGATTCAACTAACCACATTACATTAACATTTAGAGACGAAGATAGCACAGAGTTTGCAATTAAAGTAGACGCTGGACATTCTTTTATTTATCCTGGTGACAATAGTGGTGGGGTTGTAGATACAATGCATGCAGGAGGTTCTGCATTAACAGTATCACTAAATGATTTAGTAGACATAACAGCAGACGCAGATACCGATTCATGTGACGTAGAGGTGTTTGTAGGAAGTGCATAGGAATTAAATTATGGCATCAAGTTATACAGATCTCGGTATAGAAAAAATGGCAACTGGCGAAAACGCCGGTACATGGGGAACAAAAACTAATACCAACTTAGACATTATAGAAAAAGCAATTGCTGGTTACGTAGAACAAGCAGTAACTAGTGGTGGCACAACAGCATTAAGTATTACAGATGGTGATGCAACAGAATCAACATCAGTTGCAAGACACGCTGTTATAAAATTAACAGGTACAATAACAGGTAATTCTATTGTAACTGTACCAGATTCAGTAGAAAAAGTTTATATTGTAACAAATGGCACATCAGGTGCATACACTGTTCAATTTAAAACAGCATCAGGAACAGGTATTACTTTTGGAGTATCAGAAAAAACTACAAGATTAGTTTACTCAGATGGAACAAATTTAGTTGATGCAGGATTTGGTGGATCTCTTGACATAGAAGGAAGAGAGTTAGTTTTAGATGCTGATGGTGATACAACTATTACAGCAGATACAGATGACCAAATAGATATTAAAATTGCAGGAGCTGATGATTTTCAATTTACAGCAAATACTTTTACGGCACAAGCAGGTAGCACAATTGCTGCACAAGCGTTAACTGCTACAACAGTAACAGCTAGTGGTATTATAAAAACAGATGACACTACTGAAGCAACTTCTACAACAGATGGATCACTACAAACTGATGGTGGATTATCTGTAGCAAAAGATGCAGTGTTTGGTGATGATGTTAAACTATTGAGTGATTCTGCTGTACTAAGTTTTGGTGCAGATTCAGATACAACTTTAACACATACTGATGGAACAGGTTTAACTTTAAATTCAACAAATAAATTAACTTTTGGAGATACAGGAACTTATATACATCAATCAGCAGATGGTGTTTTAGATTTAGTATCAGATTCTGAAATAGAAATTAATGCAACAACAATAGATATTAATGGTGCTGTTGCAATGGATGGCGCTATTACTGGTGCTACTAATATTACTTTATCAGGTGAACTAGATGCAGCTACCTTAGATATATCAGGTAATGCAGACATAGATGGAACTACAAATTTAGACGCTGTTGATATTGATGGTGCAGTTCAAATCGATGCTGCTGTTACTGTAGGTGTTGATGACACTGGTTATGATTTTAAATTATTTGGTGCCACTTCTGGAAGTTTCTTGTTATGGGATGAATCAGACGATGCATTAGAATTAACAGATTCTTCACCAATTAAAATTGGTGATGGTGGTGATATGCAAATATACCACGATGGTTCAGATTCTTATATTACAAATTCACAAGGTGCTTTAAAACTTGCAACAGAAACTTCTGGTATTGCAATTACATTAGGACACTCAACTTCAGAAGTTACAGTTGCAGACAACTTAACAATAACTGGAGACTTAACTGTTAATGGAACAACCACAACTGTTAATAGTACAACAGTTACCATAGATGATCCTATTTTTACTTTAGGTGGAGATACTGCACCAGGTTCCGATGATAATAAAGATAGAGGTATTGAATTTAGATATCATGATGGTTCATCAGCTAGAATAGGTTTCTTTGGATGGGATGACAGTGCAACAGGATTTGTTTTTTATAGTGCAGCTACTAATTCTTCAGAAGTATTTAGTGGAACAGAAGCTAAATTAATAGCAGGTTCTTTAGATATATCAGGTGATGCTGATGTAGATGGAACTTTAGAAGCAGATGCTATTACAATTAATGGTACAGCTATTGGTTCAATTTATGGTGCAGTTGCAGGGAGTTCTAGTATTGTTACAACAGGTGCTTTAGATTCTGGATCAATTACTTCAGGATTTGGCAATATTGATACAGGATCATCTACAATTACAACCACAGGATTAATTACTGGTGGTTCATTAGACATTGATGATGTTTTAATTAATGGAACAACAATAGGTCACACTGATGACACAGATTTAATTACATTAGCAGATGGTATTGCAACAGTTGCAGGAGAAATTTCTGTAACAACGTTAGATATTGGTGGAACTAATGTAACAGCAACAGCAGCAGAAATTAATTTAATAGATGGTGGCACTGCAAGAGGTACTACAGCAGTTGCAGATGGAGATGGTCTACTTGTAAATGATGCTGGTACAATGAGAATGACTAATGTCACAACATTAAAAACATATTTTACAGAGGGTGTTACCGCTTCTGCTATAGCAGCAGATGATATTTCAGCTGGGGATGGAGCAGTTACTTTATCAACTACATCAGGAAATATTACAATTGATGCAACAGCAAATGATACAGATATTATATTTAAAGGAACGGATAATAGTTCTGATATTACTATGCTTACTCTTGATGGTAGTGATGCTGGTTCTGCTACATTTAATCATGACATTATTTTAGGAAACGATTCTTTTGTAAGATTTGGTGACGCTGGCGAAAAAATTACAGGTGATGGAACAGATTTAACAATAAACTCATCTAATGATTTACATTTAACAGCTACAACAGATATTAACGTTCCAGCAAACGTTGGAATGACTTTTGGTGATGATGGTGAAAAAATTGAGGGTGATGGTACAGATTTAACAATATCATCTAGTAATAAAACAACTATTGATAGTGCTTCAGATATTGTATTAGATGCAGATAGTGGCGATATAGAATTTCATGATGGTGGTACTAAATTTGGTAACATTACTAGTAGTGGTGTTTTTATACTTAGTAGTTCAATAAGTAATTATGATGTTAAAATTAATGGTAATGATGGTGGCTCTTCTATAACAGCTGTAACTTTCGATATGTCAGAAGCTGGTGCAGCTACGTTTAATTCATCAATTACTTCTGGAGCAGGATTAGTTATTGCTGATGCTGGTAACATAGGTTCAGCTTCTGATACAGATGCAATAGCAATAGCATCAAATGGTGTTGTAACATTTAGTCAAGCACCTGTATTTCCAGATGGAAGTATAGCTGTAGCAGATTTAGACATAGATGGAGCAACAGATATTGGAGAAGCTATTGTAGACGCTGATTTATTTATTGTAGATAATGGAGCAGGTGGAACTAACAGAAAAGTCGCTGCTTCAAGAATAGTAACATATATAGACGCAAATTCGAGTGCCGCATCAGTAGGAAAAGCTATTGCAATGGCAATCGTTTTCGGTTAAAAAGGAGATAATATGGCAACACCAAATATAGTAAACGTAGCAACAATCAACGCAGTTAATTCAACTGCTAATTTAGGAAATACAAATAGAACAGAGGCAATTGACGTCCCAGCAGATAAAGTTGCCAAAGTAAATACAATACTTGTTGCAAATATAGATGGTTCAAATGCTGCTAACATAACAATTGAAGTTAGCGTAGATAATGGTTCTAACTATGTTAAACTTGCAAATACAATTTCTGTACCAGCAGATGCAACTTTAAGTTTTTTAGAAAATCCAATTTATCTAGACGAAACAGATTTATTATATTTTACAGCTTCTGCTGCAGATGATTTAAGTTATTTCGTATCATACGAATTATTAGACGACGCATAGGAGGTTTTATAGGCTATGGCAAATGGCGGAATTATAGGACCAATTCAAGAAGCATCAGAAACTTCATTTTCTGCTAGAGTTTCTACTTTTAACTCATCAGGAACTTTTACTGCACAAGCAACTGCTAACGCAGACTATTTAGTAGTAGGTGGTGGCGGTGGCGGTGGTAAAGCTGGTGGTGGAGGCGGTGGCGGAGCCGGAGGATATAGAGCTTCTGGTTTTGGACCAAGTCCATTAAGAGGAAGTGCTCTTCCAGTTTCTGGTGGAACTAGTTATTCAATTACAGTTGGAGGTGGAGGAGCTGTTGATACTGCTGGAAGTAATTCAGTTTTTTCATCAATAACATCAGCTGGTGGCGGTAGAGGTGGTGGATCACCAGGCGGATCAGCTGGAGGATGTGGACCAACAGTAGGTGGAAATGGTGGATCAGGTGGTGGTGGATCTGCTAACGCGTCAAGTGCTGGTGGTTGTGGAAATACACCTCCTGTTAGTCCATCTCAAGGAAGTGATGGAGGTTCATCATCTGGACCTCAACCTTCTCAATCTAAAATGAGTGGTGGTGGTGGAGGAGGAGTAACAGAAGTTGGAGAAAATGCAGTAACTGCACCCTCTGCACCTGGCACTAGAGCAGGAAATGGTGGAGATGGAGCACCGAATACAATTTCTGGATCAAATGTAACTTACGCTGGTGGTGGCGGAGGTGGTAGATTTTCTAATGCTGGATCAGGACAATCTTGTGGAGGAGCTGGAGGTGGTGGCAGAGGAAATTTTGGACCTCAAGGTGATGGTGGAGCTGCAGCAACTGCAGGAAGTAGTAACACCGGAGGCGGTGGAGGTGGTGGTGGAGATTGTGGAAGCTCTGTTTCTGCTGATCATGGTACAGCAGGTGGTTCAGGCGTAGTTATAATTAAAGAACCATCAGCAACAGTTAAAACAGCACCAGGTATGTGGACTTTAAATGAAGTTTATGATCAAGTTAAACAAGGTATATGGACAAATTAAATATAATAGTATAAATTAATAAGAGGAAAAAATATGGCACACTTTGCAGAATTAGAATCAAAAACAGACCCAACAGGTTTTACATCCGATACTCATTTAGTAGTTAAAAGAGTAATTGTAGTTGGAAATGATATAGAAGCTAATGGTGGTACATTAGCAGATAATGATATGCATGTTGATGGTGAAACATGGTGTGTAAATTTTTTGGTGGTGGAACTTGGAAACAAACATCATATAATCATAATTTTAGAAAGCAATATGCAGGTATAGGTTATGTCTATAATGCATCAAAAAATAAATTCTTAGCACCTCAACCCTATGCTTCATGGGCTTTAGATGGTAGTGATGATTGGCAAGCACCAATAACATATCCATCTGTAACAAACGATGGTGAAGAAACACCTTCATGGTATTATAATATTTCATGGAATGAAACAAAATATAACGCTAACAACAATAGAGGTTGGGAAGCAGTTAAATCAAACGACGACGCGGAAACCAAAACAGTCTATAATTGGAATGGCTCAGCTTGGGTTTCTGAATAGGAGACTTAAATGGCCAGAACTAATGGCGGTATAATAGGTGTAAAAAACTTAACTTCTCAAGGTGGGGGAAAACAAACTCTTGTTACATCAACATCAAATCTTTGTACACAACCAGGCACTAGAATTGTTCAAGCATTACTTGTAGCTGGTGGTGGATCAGGTGGTGGATGTGGAACTCATGGTCATGGAAGTGGTGGTGGAGCTGGTGGAGCACAAATTGTAGAAATACCTGTTTGTGGTGGTGCTGCTGTACCAATAACTATTGGTGCTGGTGGAGCTAATTCAAATAACAATTCTAATACAAGTGGATCAAATACAGTTTTTGCTGGAAAAGCAACATATACTTCATGTGGAGGTGGTAAAGGACAACAAGCAAGTCCTTCACCTTTTCCTGGTCCAAGTTCAGCAGGAGGTTCAGGTGGTGGAAATCCAAATCCTGGAAATACTGGTGTGTGTGGACAAGGTTTTCCTGGTGGTGGGGTTGGAAATGGTGCTGGTGGTGGTGGAGCTTCAGCTGCTGGAGGTGATTTTACTCCAAGTCCAGCTACAGGTGGAGATGGTGGAGCAGGAACAAATTTTGTTCCTACCTTTGCAATAATTGGACCAACTGGTGGCACTTATGCAGGTGGTGGAGCTGGTGGATCTTTTCAAGGCACTGCTGGATCAGCAGGTGCTGGAGGAACGCCTACAGGTGTAGCTGGTGGTAACTGTGGAGCTGCAAACACAGGAGCTGGTGGTGGAGCTTTTCAAGTATCTAGTTGGCCTGCACCTTCAGGTAAAGGTGGTGCAGGTGGTTCAGGAGTTGTCGTAGTAAAAGAATTAAACAAAGCAAGTGGTGTATGGAATTTAAAAAGTCAATTTCTTGCTAGAAGATGTGGAACATGGCCTACTGGAGGAGCAGAACCTTTTTCAGTAGATTATTTAGTTGTAGCTGGAGGAGCTTCTGGTGCATCTATGGATGGATCTGGAGGTGGCGGCGGTGGAGCTGGAGGTATGAGAACTTCGTTCTGTAACTCATGCGCACATGCTTTATTTGTATCTCCTTCAACAACATATAAAGTTACTATAGGAGCAGGAGGATCTGGACTTTCACCAGGACCACCAGCTTATGCTGCAGGATCTAATGGAAACGATTCAAGTTGGAATACTTGTAGCGCAGGAACTGGAATTACAATAACTTCAACAAAAGGTGGAAAAGGTGTTCACACTGGAAATGGTGGACCTGGTGGATCTGGTGGTGGAGGTGGTGGCTTCCAATCAGGAAGTGGAGGATCTGGTAATTCACCTGCTTCCCCTGTTTTGTTAGGAGGACCACAAGGAAATAACGGTGGTAATGGAGCCGAACCACCACGTCAAGGTGGAGGCGGTGGCGGAGCCGGAGGAGCTGGTGGTCCTTCAGGTGGAGCTGGAGGAGCTGGAAGTTCAAATTCTATTACAGGATGTGCAGTTGTATATGCTGGCGGTGGTGGAGGTAATCCAGGCGGAGGTGCACCACCAAATGGTGGAGGAGGCACAGCTTCTGGTACATCTAATGCAACAGCTAACACTGGAGGAGGATCTGGTGGAAATGGTGGTTATGGAGGAACAGGAAATGGTGGATCTGGTGTTGTAGTTATAAGATATCCTGCAGCAGCAATTCCTCTTGTTACTGTTTCACCTGGTACAAACACTAAAAATACTGTCCCTGCTGGATGTGGTTATGCTAGATTTACAGTTACGGGTTGTTTTGCAATTAGTAGTTAATAATTACACTTTACATTAATATATATTTTAAATATAACTTAATATAAGAAAGTTTATGAATTTAACTCACTATTATTATTATTTTAAAAAAGCCATACCAGAAAGAATTTGTGATGATATTGTAAGGTATGGAAAATCTTTAAAAGATCAAATGGCCATTACAGGTGGTTACGATAAAAAAGAACAATTAAATAAAAATCAAATTAAAGATTTAAAAACAAAAAGAGATTCTGATGTAGTTTGGATTAGTGAGCGTTGGATATATAAAGAAATACACCCTTATATTAATCAAGCAAATAGAGATGCTGGTTGGAATTTTAAATGGGATTTTTCTGAAGCTTGTCAATTTACTAAATATAACAAAGGTCAATATTATAATTGGCATTGTGACAGTTGGGATCAACCTTATCAAAAACAAGGAGAAGATCCTAGTAATGGAAAAATTAGAAAATTGTCTGTAACAGTTAGTTTATCTGATCCTAAAGATTATAAAGGTGGAGAGTTAGAATTTGATTTTAGAAATAAAGATCCAAAAGAAAAAAGAAATGTTGTTCGATGCACTGAAATATTACCTAAAGGATCTTTAGTTGTATTCCCTAGTTTTGTATGGCATAGGGTATGTCCAGTAAAAAAAGGTTCTAGATATAGTTTAGTTATTTGGAATTTAGGGTTGCCTTTTCAATGAAAAAAAACAAAATTAAAACAACTTTTCCACAACAATTAAATAGGGAAGATTTTTTTTCTTGTCCTGTATGGTTTGCAGACGAACCATCTTTTGTAGATGATTTAAATAAAGCATCTGATCCATATATTAAAATGTCTAAAAAAAATTTAAAAAAAGATATTAATAAAAGAAATAAAGAGTTTGGAAATAAAGGAGATATGGGTAATGTATTTCATTCAACAAGTTTAATTAATGACCCTAATTTTTTAGAATTGCAAAATTATGTAGGTGCAACTGCTCATAATTTATTAAAAGAAATGGGTTTTGATTTAACTGATTATCAAATGTTTACTACAGAACTATGGGTACAAGAATTTGCTAAAAGCGGAGGAGGACACCATACTTTACACACTCATTGGAATGGTCATATCTCTGGTTTTTATTTTTTAAAAGCAAGTGAAAAAACATCTAGACCTTTATTTGAAGATCCAAGACCAGGCAACGTAATGAATCTCTTACCTCAAAAAGATCCATCTAAAATTACTTATGCAAGTCATCAAATTAATTATGATGTAAAACCAGGTAGATTAATATTTTTTCCATCTTACATGCCTCATCAATATGTGGTAGATCTAGGTTATGAACCATTTAGGTTTATACATTGGAATTGTCAAGCTATACCAAAGAGTGTTTTAAATGTCAAAAATTAATAAAAATATGAAAAAAGCAGTAATTAAAACTTTATTAGAAACTAATACTTTAAAAAATAAACCAAATTTTATAGATAATTTTATAAAATCTAAAATGCAATTGAAAGGAAAAAATGTCATTAAAAAAATCGGCGTTCCAAAAAAATAAATATTCTATTTTAAGAAAAGCTGTGTCTAAAGAAATAGCAGATTTTGCTTATTCATATTTTTTAAACAAAAGAAAAGTTGCTAAGTTTTTATTTGATAACAGATATATATCACCTTATACAGATTATTGGGGAGTATGGCATGATGAACAAGCTCCTAATACTTACGCCCATTATGCTGACATAGTTATGGAAACATTATTAGAAAAAGTAAAACCTACTATGGAACAACATACAGGAATAAAATTATCTCCTACTTATTCTTATGCTAGAATATATAAAAAAGGAGATGTGTTAGCTAGACACAAAGATAGATATTCTTGTGAAATATCTACTACATTAAATTTAGGTGGTGATCCATGGGCAATATATATAGATCCAACAGGTGAAAAAGGTCAAGCAGGTATTAAAGTAGATTTAGAACCAGGAGATATGCTTATATATTCTGGTTGCGATCTTGAACATTGGAGAGAAGAATTTACAGGAGATAATTGTGGTCAAGTATTTTTACATTATAATAAAGCTAATTCTAAAACAGCTAAAGAAAATGAATTTGATAAAAGACCTTTTTTAGGCTTGCCTGGTTGGTATAAAGGCTTTAAAAAACCTAAATAATATAGTAGAATAATAGTTTGGCGGGAGATACATCACCACACCATCTCCTGCCTAATTATTATAGGATTTTTTATGTTACAAAAAGTACAATTCGCACCAGGATTTAATAAACAAGTTACAGCAACAGGTGGTGAAGGCCAATGGGTTTCTGGTGATAATGTTAGATTTAGATATGGTACACCTGAAAAAATAGGTGGTTGGGCACAATTAGGTTCTATTGAATTAACAGGTCGTAATACAGCTATTCATCATTTCGTTAATGCATCAGGTATTAAATATGCTGCGTTAGGGACTAATAGAATATTGTATGTTTATTCTGGTGGTATCTTTTATGATATACACCCAATTAAAGCTACAACAACTTTAACAAGTGCATTTTCTACTACTAATGGATCATCAACTGTAACTATAACTTTTTCATCAGCCCATAATATAAATAAAGGTGATATTATTTTATTAGATAGTTTTACATCCATTACTAATTCTAATTTTGGATCTGGTGATTTTAACGATGTAAAATTTCAAGTGGCAAGCATACCATCAACTACTACTTTAACTATTACAATGGGCTCTAATGAATCTGGATCAGGTGCAACAACATCAGGTGGTATTAGAGTTAGACATTATTATCCTGTAGGGCCTGCAGTTGAAACAGCTTCTACTGGTTGGGGTCTTGGATCATGGGGTGGTGTAAAACAAGGACAGTTTACATCAACATTATCCTCAGACATTAATGCTAGTGTAACTAGTTTAACTATGGCAAGTTCAACATCTTTTGCATCATCAGGAACTGTTATTATAGATAACGAATTAATTACATACACAGGTAATAGTGGTGGAACATTATCAGGATTAACTAGAGGAGCTAGTGGTACAACTGCTGCATCACACTCAAGTGGCGATACAGTAACCGATGCATCTAATTATTTTGCATGGAATGCTGCAGCATCTGGAGATGTTATAACAGCACCAGGATTATGGTCATTAGATAATTTTGGTAATAAACTTGTTGCAACTATATTTGGTGGGGAAACATTTACATGGGATTCTGATCCAGTTGGCGGAACAAGCACAAGAGCAGCGATACTTGCAAATGCACCAACAGCATCTTCATTTAGTTTAGTATCAACACCGGATAGACACTTAATATTTTTTGGAACAGAAACAACTATTGGCACATCAAGCACAAGAGATGAAATGTATATTAGGTTCTCGGACCAAGAATCAATTGACGAAAGCACATCATACACACCTAGTGCAATCAATACTGCTGGTACACAAAGACTAGCAGATGGATCTAAGATTGTTGGGGCTATTAGAGGTAGAGATGCAATTTACATTTGGACGGATACAGCATTATTTATTATGAGATTTGTTGGTGCTCCATTTACTTTTTCATTCCAACAAGTAGGTACTAACTGTGGATTAATTGGTAAGAACGCAGCTGTAGAGGTTGACGGATCTGCATATTGGATGTCAGAGAATGGTTTCTTTAGATACACTGGTAAACTAGAATCATTACCATGTTTAGTTGAAGATCATGTTTACGATGATATTAATACAATTCCAAAACAACATATTAATGCAGGACTAAATAATTTGTTTGGTGAGGTTATGTGGTTTTATCCTAACTCAGGAGCAGAAACAGTTAATAGAATGGTTTGTTATAACTATTTAGATTCAACACCTGAAAGACCTGTATGGACCACAGGTACATTAGCAAGAAGTGCTTGGCAAGATTCTGCTGTATTTGGTAAACCTCATGCATCAGAATATGATACAAGTTCTAATGGTACGTCTGGTTCTGCAACTTTTGTACAAGGAAACACTGATGGTGTTAGTTATTATTATGAACACGAAACAGGATTAGATCAAATAAGAGAAGGTGCAACCTCATCTATTACAGCAAACATACAATCAGGAGATTTTGATATTGGTCAACAAGGATTACAAGGTGATGGTGAGTTTATGATGAAAATTAGAAGAGTGCTACCAGATTTTTTATCACAAACAGGTGACACTAGAATTACGTTAAACTTAAGAGATTTTCCTAATCAAACACAAGCTAGTTCAACATTAGGACCTTTTACCATATCAAGTAGTACAAACAAAGTTGACACACGAGCACGTGCTAGATCAATATCTTTAAAAGTAGACAACACTAGTACAAGTCAATTTTGGAAACTTGGTACATTTAGATTAGACATACAACCGGATGGTAGAAGATAATGGCAAGAATAGTACAATCATTAACACAACCTTTAGAAAAATACGATCAACAAGTACAACAATCATTTGTTAGAGATGTAGATAGTGTTGTACAAAAATTAAATACAACATTTCAACAAGATTTAAAAGACGAACAAGAAGCAGTTGCTTTTTTTATATCATAATGGCAAATACATTTGTAAATAAAAAAACAGATTTAACGAGCACTAGTGCTACGACATTATACACAGTGCCATCAGCTACTACAGCTGTTATAAAATCAATACTAGTATCAGAAGATTCAGGTAACGCTGATACTATAACAGTGACTATAACTGATACATCTGATGCTGTTTTTAGTCTTTTTAAAACTAAGGCAATATCTGCTAATGCAACAACAGAACTATTATCTGCACCTTTAGTTTTACAGGAAAGTGAAGTATTAAAGGTTACTGCAGCAACCGCAAATAGGCTACATGTGGTCTTATCTGCGCTAGAAATTAAACCTAGAGAAGTTACATCATAGGCTTGATTTACTTGATAAAAACAAGTATTATTAACAACCCCAGGTTAAATTCCTGCTTTTAAAATTAACATAAAAAATTATATGAAAACAGGATTAGAATCACTAGATACAGGCGCGTCAAAAATTACCTACAGAGGTAATGAAGGACCTAAATCACCACAACAAATGGCTGAGTTTGAATTACAAGAATACATGGAAGAATTTGAAAAAGTGTTTCCTGATATGAAAAAACTTAGAGGCACTCAAGAATATATGGAGAACTTAGAAGATTATTTTAGGGGACTAGCATCTAAACAAAATGAAGGTATTGGAAATTTAGCTATGGCTGATCCATTATTAGTAGAACAATATCAACAATACGTATTTGAAATGGAAGAACAAGGACTACAACCAATGTCTTTTGAAGAATTTAGAAGACAAGCTATGTCAGGCATGGCTGATGGTGGAATAGCTGATATAGGTTTTAGTAGAGTTCAACCATCTAAAGATGGATCTAGACCAGGATATTTCCAATCAGCGGAAAGAGAAGCAAGAACGCAAGGCAAAGCAATGTCTCCTGGAACCTCTGCAGGAGGTGGAGGTAGGGGTAGAGATGAACCAACACCAACACCATCATTTACACCAAGAGGAGCTGGACCTGATTTGGCAACTGTACCAGATTCATCAGGAAACGTAAATCAAGCTTTAGTAGATATGGTTGAAGCTGAACAAAGAAAAACTGATATTTTAAATGAAATTAGAAGACAAAAAGAAGAAAGAGAAGATTTTGTTGAAAAAAAATCAAGTTTTAATGTATTAGATTATGTTCCTATATTTGGAACGGCAAGAAGATTAGCTTCTATAATTGGACCTATAGATAACAAAGAATTTTTTGTACAAAAAGTTATAGGTGGTAAAAATAAGTATGGTTATACTGAAGATGACTATGAACAATACATGAAAGATAGAATGGCTGGTTTAATAGATGCTTATGGTAATCCAATTAATAATCGTGATGATGGTCCAGGAATCACAAGCCAATATCCATATCCAATGAACACAGCAATAACACCACCAGTAATAGAACCAATAGTAACACCACCTGTTCAAACAGGAAATCCTTTTTTACCAGGAAGTGGTTTAAATACAAATTATTATGTAGGCGCAAATCCTAGTGCAGCACAACTAGCATATGGACAACAAATGGGCGTTGATCCAAGAATGTATGGCCTAACAGCTTATGCAGCAGACGGTGGAAGAATAGGTTATGCTGGTGGTGGAATAGCAGATCTAAGACAAGGATATTTTTTAGGTAAACTAGTTAAGAAAGCAACACGAGGAATTAAAAAAATTATTAAATCACCAATAGGTAAAGCCGCGTTGTTAGCAGGTGGTGCAGGACTTTTAGGAGGGGTAGGTCCTTTACAAGGATTAAGAGACACTTCTTTAGGAAATTTTTTAATGGGAAGAGTAGTTAGAGGTGGAGATATGACAGGTGGTATACTTAGAAAAGCATTTTTAAGAAACCCAAGAAAAGCTTTTAGTATGGCAAACATAGATCCATTTAAAACAATAGGTCTTACATCTTTATTACCATTTTTAGCACCAGGAACAGGCGAAGAAAAAGAAGAAGGAATAGATTATGCAAACTTACCAAACATATTTGATGAATATTCTCCTAAACAATTAAGAGAAAGAGTTTTACAAGGAAAAACGACTAGAGCAGAAAATCCTTTTTTACCACCTTCTTATTATGCTGCTGATGGTGGAAGAGTTGGTTTAATGAATGGTGGAGATTTAAGAGCTGCAGCACTAAATCAATTATATGGAATTAACGATGATGAAGATAAAAAATTATCAAAAGGTGGTAGCGCAGGTTTACCTCCAATAACTGCAGGTATAGAAGGACAAGCTTCACAATCATTTTCTGATGATGAAACACCTATGCCAACACAACCAGATCAAATGCCAAAACCTATGCCAAACCCTATGATGATGGCTGGTAGAATGAGTCCTATGATGATGGCTGGTAGAATGAGTCCTATGATGATG